TGTGCTTCGATGCGTCGCATGGCACGTGCTATCGAGGCGTAGTCGTCTACTGCATACACACGCTCTTCACTCATTGTGTCCCCTCATGGTGTAACGCATGTGAACTCACCGATTTGTACGCACGGCTTGGCTGGCCAGTAGTGTGCAGCCACGGAGTCGAACACCACTGCGGCTGCTGCAATGATGATCAGCCACGTGATGGCAGTGCGGTGCCCATCACTCATTTGTCTACCAGTCCGGTGCCGAAGTTGAAGTGTGCAAGTGGGTGTGTGGCGAACGTAGCGATGCCAACCAGTGTGATGACGCACACCAGCACAAGGATGGTGCGCGCCAATACACTGTGCTGCTCTGTGCCCTTACTCATCTGCTAGCTCCTGTAACTCGGCAACGTCACCGCCCAACTCTATGCACATGCGGTACAGCAGTTCGAGCTTGGCCCTCACCGACATGCCGTTGAACTCAAGGATGCGGTCATCCCAACGCGACTGGCGCATGCGTAGGGCATGGAGCAGTGCAAGTGGTGTAATACCTGGATCAGCCATCCTCTGTCTCCTCATGCCGCACGGTGAACATCTGCACCTCTGGGTTCTGTAACTCGATGTAGTCGGCATATGCACGTAGTACGCGTGGCACGTCGAAGCTTGTAGACAACACGATGGGTGCGTAGTCACCGAGGCGACGCAGTGCCACGAGTGTCCACTCGGTGTCGGGCGGTAGCATGTTGGCTAGGAGGTTACCGAGTAGCTCGGCTGCGGTAACGCGTTGCATGGGTGTGCTCCTTATAGAGAAGTGGGGACTGCATTACACAGTCCCCACTGGTTAGCTACTCTCTAAGTCCCTTCTCCTTCGCATCACGTAGGATGGCAAGTGCTGTCTGCTCTAGTGAGTTGTCACCAATCAGTATGCGCTTGGACAACTCGACGACGGTCTTGTTGTACAGGTCGGCTATCCTCGCCTCCTCATCCGTGCGTGCGTTCTTGTCGCCATCAGGGAGCAGTGCAGTCCAGTTCTCATCCCATATGACGATGCGACCGAACTGCACGTCTGCCTCTGACGGATCATCGAAGATGTCGTCTGGTAGGCCGTCCTCCTTCAGTGTCTTGATGAGTATGTCCTTCGCCTCCTGGTGTGTGGCTGCGTTGATGTTCTCGATGGTGGCCAACACAACGATTGGCACGAATGCGTGGTACTTGGGCATGGTTAGCAGTCCTCTGTCTCTTCTGGCTGGTCGAGTGCTGCGACCGTCCAGTTTGCTAGTCCGTAGTCCACTGCATGTACCATGCCGTTCTCTCTGGTATCGAATGGACCGATGAACGCGTAGCCACCCACGGGATCACCATACACGATGATGTACGTGTCAGCCCGCTCTACACGACGTGCCACTTATTGTCTCCTTGCTTGGTCATCGGCTGGACGCACCACGAACTCCTCGTCACCCTCGTCAACACGTGTTGTCAGCCGAGTGACGGTGCCGTCGTTGTGTAGCTCGATGCAGGTGCCATGAATGAAGTTGGCGGTTGCTGTCCACAACCGCCAACCGTCGCGTAGTCGTATGATCCTCTGTAACCGCGTGCCGATGGGCGTGCCGATCACATTGTGTGGGCTATGCTCATCACCTACGCGGTCACGGAGTTGGCGCTCGTACGCAGCGAACGCCGCAATCATACGCTGTTGTCGCTCACTCATCACACCAGCGGTTGTAGCCCTGGTATGAGCATGACGACCTGTCTAGCTCACCGTACTGGATGAAGTGCTTCTCTAGCCACTGGCCTGCCACTGATGCAGTGACTAGGCCAATGAGCATGACCACCAGACAACAGAAGCCTGTTACGATGTTGCTTATCATCACGCAGCCTGTGGTTCTGCGTGTGGCTTGGCGTAGTACACTTGTGTAATCTGCTGTATGCCCTCGACGATCTCGATGCCGTTGAACTCCTCAGGCATGTGGTCCCACGTGCCTGTGTAGTACTTGCCCTTGTGTCGAAACGCGACTAGGTAGAACGGCATGTCCTTGTCTGCTTCTACATCCCAGAACAGCGGATAGATGAAGCTGTCTCTGGCCTTCTTCAGTGCATGTGGACGTACAGTGTCCCACCGCTCCTTGTCGATCTCAGTCACACGCATGAGGCGGTGTGTCTGTGGACTGATGGTTGTAGACATGTTCTCACTCCATTGGGTATGATTGTAGACAACACGTGTTGACACATGAACCATGAGGTACGGTTCACGTATATACGCGTGATCATAGCGGAACGTAGGAACGAAACAGGCACTCTACTTGGTTGGGTTCTCTCTCAACACGTGTTGAGCATACTGCCTTGCAGCAATAACAACAAAGGCTGACATGGTTATACCCTTGGCCTCTGCCGCACGCTCAATGAGCTTCCTGTCCTCAACAGATAGACGCAAGTCCAGACGTTCTCTGTATAGTTTATTATCCATAACCAGAACTCCCTTTCTTACTTACTTTCTTCGCTCCTCTCCGCTCCGCGATGATAGAAGATTATACCACATAATCTTGGCTATGTCAAGTGGTAACCCGTTGGTTCTACAGCACAATTGGGTGGTTGGGGGTTATGAGTATACGTGTGTTCGGGCAGCCAGGGCAGTCGTGTGTGCGGTACTGTGCTGCTCTGAAGCCTTGCCCAGGCTCATGCCCACACGTGTGTATACATGAGTGGGCATGAAAAAGCCCCGCATGGCGAACCATGCGGGGCTGGTATTTATTCGTCTCGTTTGCTTGCCTCGGCTTCACACTCGGCGGCCATGTCGGTAGCGTGTAGCATGGCAACCCATGCTGCGCGTCTGGCAGGACCTTGCAAGGTAGGGATCGCTTCTGCGCGTTGCACTGCAATCAAGCGGTAGGCACGCCCGAGTGCACGCAGTTCGCATGCACTCAGGCGTGACAGGTCAGGCGTCATCCGTGCGTCTTCACGTAGCGGCCGTCAGACTGGCGCGCGTAGCGTTGGCCTAGTCCGACACCGTAGTGTGGTGCGAGTGCAATGCTGGCGCTTGGCACACACGGATCGCACACGATGCCCCAGGGACCATGACGCGTCTTGATGTCAGAGAACGCAGGGATGACGGTCGAGTGTGAGCCGCAAATGTCGCAACGCGTTGGCGCTTTGCCATACCAATGCTTGGCATACTTGGACATGGTGTCACTCCATAAGAGAACCCCCGCGCCATCACTGACGCGGGGGTGTGGTGGTGGTGATCAGGCGGCGCGTCGCTTGGCACCGTTGGCGTTGCGCGCGGCTTCCGCTTCTGCGCGTTCGGCCCGATCAATCATCAGCTTTAGGTCCTGCGCGCCGTTCCACGCTGCCGGTGTGAAGTCCTGGCGTGTGAGGTTCGCCATCGCATCCACTGCCAACATGGTCCCGATCATGGTCAACGCCTTGTTAAGCGCTGCCAAGTTGTGCTCGCGTGTAGCCTTGCCGTTGTCAGTGTTAGCCTCGGGCACGTCACCCGTTGCCATTGACACTGCCATCTCCTCGGTTGCCGCTGCCACGTCATCGCCAGCCTTGGCCGCCGGGTTCGGTGTGCGTGGTGCACGCGTCGCTGCCTCGCGTTCTGCCTTGGCTTTCGCTTCCAAGTCAGCGCGTGCCCTCGCTTCCGCATCGGCCTTGGCTTGTTCGGCCTTGGTCGGTGCAGTGGCCTTGGCTTGCTCACCCGCTGCCTTCGCACGCTCCGCAATCAGTGCGGTTTCGGCAGCAAACATGAACTGATCGAGTGACAACGCAATCCGCTTCGCTTGGCCGCCCGGCATGTTGATAAAGTACCGGTTGTCCTTATCCTCGGCGTCGTTCTCAAGCCACACGTATTCGCGAACCGTGCGTGCACCCTTGTCGTCAGGTGGCGACATGAGCAAGTCCATTGCTGGCGTGTGCTCGGGCGGGCAGAAGAACACGGGCGGCACGCGCCACTTGCCCTTGTCGTGATCGAAGTCATCCTGCGTCATGCCACGCCATGAGATGGCGATGGCCAAGTCAGTGCCACGCTTCAGTCGTGTGGACACTACGTCACGGTAGTCCTGGGCGTCGCGCACCTCATTCGTGGTGCGTTCCTTGTGCGGGATGAACGGGCCGCACAGTTCGGTCAACAGTTCCTCGGCAAAGATGCGGCGTGCCTCGGCAATGGCCGGATCACGCAAGGTCGCGTTACTGCGATCGAACAACGCAGCGAGTGGCGTCACGTTGGCGTCACGCGCAATCAACACGTCTTGGCGCTGGATGATGAAGAACGCCAAACGCTGGCGTGCGTGTTCAAGCGCACTCTCACCGGCAGCGATGATTTGCAGTGTGTCGCGTAGGCTGTCGTCAACCGCCTCAAGCGGTGGCAGCACGAAACCTGCGCTGTTATCACCGATCGGCGGGGGCGGAGCACTCGGAAGCTGGTCAACACGTGTTGACGCCATGAGTGCCTTACGACGGGTAATGGTGCGTGCCATGTGGTCTACTCCTGTTGTGCCGTCACGTTGTGCGGCATCGCGTTGACCGGTCATCGATCAACTGTAGATAGTATGGCACAACCGCTGCGCTATGTCAAATGCGCAACGGTCATGCCGCGTTGTGCAGTTACCACGCGTCACATGCGCGTGGTGTGTCCATGTCCAACGCATGCTCAACCACCATGCACCATGTCAACACGTGTTGACGCATGCCAACGCAAGGCAAGCTAACGCAGTGCGCATAACGGGGGCAGGTTAGATATACCAACGCACATGGCGTGTCACACGCAGTGGCATGCACCGCAATGTGCAGTGCAGTTAACTAACGCTAACTGACAACGCACGCACAACGCCAGCCACAGCACGCTACAGCACGGTGTCGCGCGTGCCATGCCACGGTACCAGCCAGCGCATGCCATGCCACAGCACGCTCACAGCGGCACGGTGTGCATGTCATGTAGATACACAGCAGCGTAATGAGTGTGTGGTTGTGGCGTATGCAACCGAGTGCACATGAGCGTGGTCGGGTGTGCACAATCTCACACTAGAAAATTGAACCGACCCCGAGTGTGTATATACTAGCTTACTACAACCGCAGTCGTTGCGTGTGTGTATACGCTCGTGTGTCCTGGCGCTTGTGCATACATCCACGCGCGCCTCGTTGCCTGTATCTACACGCTGTATATGCATACACATGTGTATACGGCTGTGTGTACTCACGTGTGTGTATACATGTGTGTGTACCTACGCACGTATATACGAGTGTGTGGCTACACGCGTGTATGTGCATGTGTATGTGCATACGTGGTGTGTATACATGCATGCGTGTGTATATACGCCCCCCACTCCCCCATGCCAAATCCAAAACGGGGGTGTTCACGTGTGCCAGCGAGGGCGTGGCGCACCTTGGACACAACACAAAACAACCCCGCAACGCATCGTAGCACTGCTTACGTATATATACATATAGGGGGGCGGTTCAGTTTTCTAACAGGAGATGCGCCACGTCTGCTGATTATGGTTGCTGATTGCTGTGGTGGGGTATAGCGTGCATGCTCTCCTAGTCAGGATGGAGGATCACGATGGCCAATTACAGCCTCAGCGGCTCGACCCAAATCCCGTTCACTGGTTACTCGAACACGCTCGGCAGTGGTGACGCCAATCAGCCTGCGACTGTTGGGTATGTGTACAAGAACGGCATCAATCAGTCCGATGATGCGATGGCCAAGCTGTTACAGGCTGGTGGTAGTGCCAAAGTGCTGCGTGCGTTGTGGCGCGCACTCACTGGTGCGGCTGCTGGTGGGACGGCTACTGCAACGAAGGCACAGGTACAACATGTGCAGGGTGCCCCCGGTGGTGTGGTGCCGATTGAAACCATCAACCTCGTCAACCGAGTAACGACTGCCGCTGATCGCACTGCAATACTTGGTCTGTTGGACCGTGTTGTGTATCCGTCCACGTATCCTGCCGATCTCAGTGGTAACGGTGGTGGTGGGAAGGTGACTTACTGATGGCAGGCAAGTTTGACAGTGAGATCAAGTCCTCGATGCAGGGTAGTGCTGTGCCGAGGAAGGCTCCTGGCACTGGTAAGCCACGTCCGTTTCAGGCAGGTGGTGGTAAGCCTAAGCAACCTGCACCGCAACGGCCTGCACCGACACCGCAGGATCAAGGTCCGCCACCGCAACCGATGCAGCCACCGATGGGTGGTGGAGGTGGTCCACCTGATGCACACCATGTGAATGCGGCTGCTGGTATCGCACACGCAATCCTTGCACGGAGGCAAGCCAATGCCGGTCCAGGCTACTGATGACGTAGTTACCAATGGTGCGATTGAAGGCAGTGCACAGTACTCACCGATGACGCTGCTCATGCGCTACTTCAACTCGCAGGGCATCCCACCGAGTGCAGAGAACATCCGTCGTGCGATTGAGCAGAACGCGCGTGAGCCGGGCACCATTCCTGGTCTGCGTAATGCAATGCCTGAGGACAGCGCACCTGCAACTCAGTCAACACGTGTTGGCGCTCCAAGTGGTGGTGGTGGTCAACAGTTGCCTGTGCCACCTGTGCCACCGACTGGTGGTGGTCAGCCGACAACCAGTGCGCCGCCACCGAGTGGTGATCCACGCACGCCTGATGTCAGTGTGAGTGGTGGACCGAGTGTAGGTGAGATTGCGTCTGCTATCGGACTTGGTGGTCTGTTGCCTGCTGCGTTGTTTGGTATGCGCGGTAGTGGCATGCCCGGTGCAAGTGTGCCTACGCAAAACCCTGCTGGGCTGTTCACACCGCCGCCGACTGCCAATGCGCCTCCAGCTACGCCCGGTGCTGGTCAACCACCGCTTGTTCCACCTGAGCAGGGTGGCATTGTTGACTACACGCAGTTGGAACCACCGCGTCAAGCACCGCTTGAGAGTGCACTGTCGAAGGCTGTGCCTGCTGAACCGACTTACACAGGCGACATGCCGCGTGTCACCAGTGATGCAGTTGGCAACTACCGTCCTGGACCGAGCACACCTGTGGAGAACGCGCCGCTGCCGTTCAATCGTGGTCAGCGTGGTCAGTTGACACCACCAACTGATTCGCAGCGTGCAGCTATGGAGAATATGCGTGCTTCTCGTGCTGGACGAAGTGGTCGTATGCGGTTGAGGGCACCGTGACATGTCGTTGGCTGAACCTGGTGAGCCGCTTCGGTTAGCGGATGGGAGACTTGTGTATCCTGGTGGACGTGTGTTGCGTGATGGACGTGAGGATGAGTTCATCGAAGTGCCGACGCAACGAGAGGCACAGCGGATCGTCACGCAGACACGTAGGAAGCTGAGTGAGTTACCCGAAGTCCCACGCACGATGAATGCAGTGGGTGTCGTGCTGAGTTACACGCTGTTCGGGTTGGCTGATGATGAGATTGCAATCGCTACTGGCCTAAGTGTTGACCAGATCGGTCGCATCAAGGTGTCTGACCCGTTCACACAGATGCACGACGCCGTTGTGCGGAGTGTACTCGATGCTGAGACGGGTGTTGTACGAGACCTGTTACAACGCAAGGCGCATGATGCGGCGCAGGTTATGGTTGCTGCGCTCAACGAGGGGACGCGCGGCGATAGGATCGCTGCCGCTCGTGACATTCTGGACCGCAGTGGTCATCGGGCTGCTGATGTGGTGGAGCATCGCCATCGAATGGATGGTGGTCTGGTTATCGAGATTGTAAAGCGTGACATGGCTGAGGTGCCGACCATTGACATGGGAGAGGTGTGATGGCGTTCGTTGCTGGACAGGCGTTGACGCTTGGTGCGGGTGTGAAGGTGGCGTTGCCTGCTGCTGTTGATGTGAGTGGTGTGCACGGCAACAGGACGATGTACTCGCATGCACGTGTGCCTGGTGGTACGACGTATACGTGGGACAACGGTGTGGTGTTGGTCATCCCTGTCAGCACTGACAGTGTGGTTGCCATCCCACCCGGTGCCACTGCTGTCACTGCCACGGCTGCATCGACCATGCTGCTTGGCAAAGACAACTGATGAGTAAGCGGTACAAGATCGTCGAAGGTGGCATGCATGACCGATTTCATCAGTCGGTTGCAAAAGTGCAGTTCATCGGTGGTGGGTTCGGTAACGGCAAGACTGCGGCGGCTTGTATCAAGGCTCTACGGTTGGCTAAGGACTATCCTGGCTGCAATGGACTGATTGCACGTAGCACGTATCCTAAGTTGAATGACACGATCAGGCGTGAGTTCTTGCAGTGGTGTCCTGCACCGTGGATCAAGCGCATGCCGAGTCGTGATGAGAACACGCTGGTACTGAAGAACGGCAGCACAGTGAACTTCCGGTATGTGGCACAGCGTGGCAAGGAGACGGAGGAGAGCAAGAGCAACCTGTTGTCTGCAACGTACGACTGGATCGTGGTTGATCAGTTGGAGGACCCCGAGTTTAGTCATAAGGACTTCATGGACCTGATGGGACGACTGCGTGGCAACACTGAGTATGTCGGTGATGACCCGAAGATGCCGCGTGTTGGACCACGATGGTTCATGGCGACGCTCAACCCGACACGCAACTGGTGTTACCGAGAGATCGTCAAGCCACTGCATGACTTCCATCAGCGCGGTGTGATCAGTGAGAAGCTGCTGTGTGAAGTGGATGATGAGGGCAAGCCTGTGTTGGTGGACGGCAAGCCCAAGCCGCTGATCGAGTTGTTCGAGGGGAGCACGTACGAGAATGTTGACAACGTTGGAGTCGATTACATCCGAGGAATGCTTGCAACTTACACTGGCTCTATGCGGGAACGGTTCGTCTACGGACGATGGGGTGCGTTGTCTGGACTTATTTATCCCCAATTCGATGAAGCGGTCCATGTCGTGGCGCATGAAGATGCACGGACACACCTGCGGCAACTGCGGTTGTCCGGCTTTCAGCCTGTGTTCGTGGAAGGATACGACCACGGACTGTCAAGGCACAGTTGTTATGGACTCTTTTACGTTGACGACGACTCCAATGTGTTTCTGCTCGATGGGTTCCGTGTTGCAGAGCTTACCGTCGCAGATGCGGCGCGGCGTATACATACAATACGTGCTGAGCATTGCGGAGAGGGTGACGAGCTACGACCGATCTACGCTGACCCCGACATATTCCGACGCAAGACAGGTAGTGGACATTCGGTGGGCGAGACCGTAGCCACGCTGTTTCAGGAAGAAGGCATCAGCACGCAGCGGGGCAACAACGATATCAGTAGTGGCATTGCCAAGAACTGGCAGTACCTCGCACCGATGATGCAGCATGAGCACCCGATCACTGGTCTGCGGTATGCGCCGCACTTCTATGTCAGTGACCGGTGTCAGTGGTTCGTGGACGAGATCGTTGAGTACTACTTCAAGCGTGACGGCAGTGACGACACGACTGACAAGCCTGTGGATCGCAACGACCACGCGATGGACATGTGGAAGTATGCGATGAGTCAGCGGCCACGGTTGGCACGCTACGTCGGTAAGCCGAATGCACCGCCTGCGTGGTTGGCGTGGCATGAGATCGAACGCATGCAACGGCAAGGCAAGATGGCGAGGCACAAATGAGCCTGATCCTGCTACTGGTTATCATCCTGCTTGTGGTGTTTGGCTTCGGTGGTGGCTACTACGGATACCACAGTGGTCACTATGGACCGTATGGGTTCGGTGGCATTGGTGTCATCGTGGTGATCATCCTGTTGGTGCTGCTGTTCAGTGGGAGGTTCTGATCAATGAGCGGCACGTATCCTGATGATCCCGTACCTGAGTTCGCGGACAGTGGTGATCCGCTTGAGCAGTCGTTGGCACAGGCCGGTGTGGGTTTGCCGGAGCAACCGGAGGCCGCCGCTGTCTACAAGGCTATGCCGGACAGCCGCATTCCTGTGTCTAGTAAGCGCGGTGGAATATGGCGATCAAGACGAGATACGGCTAAGAAGCAGATGCAGGATTTGGTCGATGCGTGGGACGAGGCAACTCGCTATTACAACCACGATCAGGCCAGTCACCGTGACGGACAACAGAACCCAGACGTGGCTGGCAACCGTCGAGTTGCACGACGCCTCAACGAGATGGCGTCGTCCACTGAGAACGTCATATTCAGCAATGTTAACGCTCAGGTCCCCGAACTGTACGCTAAGAACCCGATCGTATCGGTTAGCTTGGAGCCTCGTGCTGAGGCACCGATTGACCAAGTGGGTGACGATCTCACAAGAGCAGTGCAGCGACTGGTTGATACACTGTTCAGTATGAAGCACCCGCCCGGTGTGAACATCAAGCCCAAGGCCAAGCGCAACGTGTTGGTTGCATTGTTGATGAACAGGGCGTGGTTCGAGGTTGGTTACACGAAGAAGGACAAGAGCAGCGAGCAGGCAGTGAACGATCTGGTCACGCTGTCGCAGGAGCTTGCAGAGGCGAAGGATGCTGAGGAGATCAGAGAGATTGAGCAGAAGTTGGTTGCGTTGGAAGAGAAGGTCGAGTTTCTCCAACCGAGCGGACCGTTTGTGCGCGTCCGTTTGCCTAATAAGGTATTGGTTGATTGGGATAGTTCTGATCCTTACCTCACGGACGCCAACTGGATCATGATCGAAGATTTTCTGCCTACGCAGTACATCAACGCAGTGTTTGCGACTGAGGATGAGGAGAAGGAGGAGTTCCGTTCGATCTTCGAGCCGACGCACATCATGAATGGTGGCACGTCTGGTGACAACGGTGAGGATGACTTCACGCTGTTCGACAAGACTGATGCCAGCTACAGCGCGTATGGCTTCGATGACAAGGACACGTATGAGAAGGCGCAGCGCACGAAGGTCTGGTACGTGTGGGACAAGGTGACGCGCCGGTTGGAGCTGTACGCAGACAATGACTGGAAGTGGCCGATCTGGGTGTGGGACGATCCATACCAGTTGCAGGGCTTCTTCCCACTGACACCCATGTGGTTCCATGACAACCCAGTGGCAATGTATGCCAAGGGTGAGGTGAGTTACTACCTCGACCAGCAGGACCAGATCAACGAGATCAATGATGAGCGTCGCAGGGCGTTGTTGTGGGCACGCAGGAATATCTTCTACAACCC